CATAACGAAACGATCAAAAGCCGAAGGTCTTTTGCATCAAAGTGTTATGTAAAAAACTGGTTTAATTAATTTACAGAATAGGTGTTAAATGAAGCTAAAAAAGCTATTAAAGTATTATAAGTTAAGCAATAGGCCAAAGTCAGACCTGGCGAAAGATTGTGGCGCTCACTTATCAGCCGTCTGTAATCGAGATGATAGCAAGGATATTCCAGACGGCTGGCTGTGGAGGCTTAGGAAAAACAGGCCGGATATTATAGAAAGTGAAGGATTGTAGCATCTGGAGGGTGATAAAATGACAACAACTGATCTTATTGATGTTTTGCAACGACTAGAAAAAGGGGCGTCCGGAAGAAGTAGGGAGATTTCTTTTTATATTGGTGCAGGTTGTGAGGCAGAATTTATATCGATCCCAAATATTGAGGTAGATAGCACTGGGGACGGTATTGCAGGGGCAGAGCTTACGCTAAGGGTTGTTGAGGTATAACGAACAGATAACGAGCCGATAGGTCTCGTTCATTGGAGTGTTATAGAATGGGAGAGCGATACACAATTAAAAACGAATGGCAGCTTGGTGAGTTTATATCAAGAGCCAGGCGAGGATTTGAAGAAGATAAATCCATAACATTTGAAATCATATCAGATGAAAAAACAACACCGCAGCACAATGCTATATTTTTGTGGTGTGAAATGATGGCAGAAGAACTAAATAATAAAGGGATTACAGTTCTTGAATATTTCAATGAAGGAACAGACATACCTTGGACGAAAGAGCGCTATCGGGAAAACGTCTGGAAGTACATATAGGAAGCGATGTTTAATACGCGCAGTATTACCAAGGTAAAAAAAGAACAGGTATCAAGGATATTTGACGTGATAAATCGTAAAAATTCAGAGCTTGACGTTTATGTCCCTTTTCCTGACAGGGAGACAAAGGGAAGAGCTGAGTACCCGGAGGCTGGAAGTGCCTAAAAAAACGATTCGAGCGAAATGTTTAGACGCTATTCAGCTTTTATCAAGATTAGAATCTGCTGATGATAACGGGTACTGCCAGTGCGTATCTTGTAATGGGATTTTTAAATGGAATGAAATGGATGGCGGTCACTTTATCCCTAAAGGGCATTCGAGCTACTGGTCACTAGAAAAAGAAAATGTTCACCCACAATGTAAAAGTTGTAATAGTTTTGGTATGAAGTTTGGGACCGCCGCTCAAAGGTATACTATCTGGATGATAGATTATTACGGCAAAGATTTTGTAGACCTTATGGAGGAGAGTAAAAAGCGGGTTAAAAAGCTATACAAAGCTGACTATGATGACCTTTTGCGTGAATTCAACGATCAAATTAATTTTCACAAAAAAAGAATAGGTCTGTGATATGGATGCTGATACGCCTAAAACTTGCAAGAATTGCGGAAACAAAGATACTCTAAAAGTTAGAAGCTGCGCAAAAAAAAGGTTGGCAGGCTGGTATTGCTTATCATGCAAATATTTCGATAAAGCTATAGGGCGAGAAAGGAAGATTACATGAACGCATCGACTAAAAGCAAAAGACAGCCAGGCTTACGTTATAGCAACGTCAGAAATCAATACTGCTTTAATGATCTGTACAGTGCTGACGGGAAAGAGACTCGTAGCAATAAGGGCGGTACTGATATCCCAGTTTTTAAGCCAACACATACATCTCAAAGCTGGCAAGAGGTACTGGTTGAAGATGCCAGATGTCACAAGCAGGACGAGCACAGAAGGGCGGCAAGGCTGCTGCTTGAGGGCCACTGCCAGGATTTGATCGGTCCATACGTAGCGAGAAGGAGAATCACAGACATTGGTGGAAAGATTAGCGCAATAGCGAAAATAATGGTTGACGAAGTAATCTACCCTTCCACGCTACACGCTCCTTCAAAGATATCTCAGCACATCGGGATATCTCAAAAGACTTACTTTAACAAGCGCTCAAACGGCTGTTGCTGGAAGAATGACATTGATTATATGCGGAATAATTGGCTAGATAAGTTTAAGAGGAACGGGGTTTTATAACACCAAAGTGAGCGGCGGCGTTAGCCGTCCGAACGCAGTGACTCCACTGCTTTGTTATAAACCGATTTTGAGAGTACGAGCATGGACACACAAATAGATTTATCTGGTGACGACTCTGCGAGCGACTTCGCTATTGATGAAATTGATTTGGATTCGCTTTCTATTCGCATTGGCGGCCTAACTCTTGTAATTAGCGATAGCCAATACGAGTCACTGAAAGAGGTGGTTCGCGAATGGTCAGGTTTATAACGAAACGATCAAAAGCCGAAGGTCTTTTGTATCAAAGTGTTAAAAAGGTGATTTATGAAAGAGTCATGGGTTTTAGAATGGAGTAGGAAGCAGAATTCTTTTCATATTCAGAAAGAAGCCTCTGCTATTGAATCAAATCTCAATGCGCTGGTTAGCGACTACGCCAGGGACTATATACTACTGCACAGGGGTGCAAGGGATGAATGTGAGAGAGCGGCATCAAACTGGCGTCATCGTCTTAAGATCGGGCATACAAACCCATTAAGGATACGGTGCAAGGCATGAAAAGAAAATTAACGGAAAGTGATGTTGTTTTTACGCTGGAAATGATATCGGATGGCGTACAATTCTCGTTTATTGCGAGATATGTATTCGGGATTACATCCGTTGCTTTGAAAAGCCGCCTTAAATCATGGGATGCGTTATGATGCCGCCCAAACACTAACCCCATCTGTGTAGATTACTCTCATCTGTCCGGCGGACACTGAAAGCCCTGGACTTCCGCCGCCAGCACCCACAACAACAACATCAAACGACCCGCTATTAATTACAGAGAACAATCTGCCGTATTGCGGGCTTGACGAGGGAAGGTTGACAGTGGCTATAGCCGTTTGCCCTGAGCATATGAAAGCACCATAACCTCCAAATTCAGCATTTGTTAATGTTGTGATATTAATCGGCGATACAGCAGAAAAAACTATAGCCAGCACGCCATTTCCGGCTGATTCAAGGGCTCTGAATGCCTCGTTAGCAGTAGCAAATTGATCTATCTGTCCACTTGAAAGCTCTGTAATACCTAAAATTGGGGTTGTCATGCACTAATCTCCAATGGATATCCACGCCCTACCGTGGCGCTGATTTGGTATATTTTAACAGTTAATGAGGTCGGAATTGGCGACCCAAAATCCTCTTCCTGTTGAAGTACCGTGTACCCAGCAACAAGAGATGTCGTGGTAATAGTTCGGACGACAACGGCAGGGCTGGCGTTATCATAGACATCTATTTCAAAGGTTAAAAAATCGCCATTAACTACAGCTTCTCCCGTCCCTGTTTGGACTCCTGTCGTCCAAAGGCTCCCGATTAATCTCGTTCTGTAATTCCACCTAATTTCCCAGACTCCTGCATTGTTAACCAATGTCCCATCGATTCCAGAAAGCGGCTTTAGATTAACACCTTTATACGCAAAATCCACCGAGACTGCATCGTCAATTTCCTGCCCAAGTGTTAGCCCTCGATACTGTCTTGTTACATTTAGATACTGAAGATCGACCCCCAGTCCGTATATGTCAGAATCATCAAGAAACACAAACAGATCGTTAGGGACATGAGTTCCGGTATATATTTCCGACCCCCTGGAGCCTCTTATAATATTTCCTATCGTGTAACTGCCATTAGAGTTCAGAGTGACATCAGAGAACCTGATTATTTCCCATCTTCCATCGGCACCATATGCTGCCCAGTTTAACCCAGTCATCATTTGCGCCTCAGTGATCCCGTCAAGTGCTCCCGATATCAAAAATATAGTCAAAGTATTGACTCTATCAATGACTAGACCGCTATGTTCCGGCAATGAATTAGCCGCATACCCCATTATCACACTTGACGGCCATGCTTGCTGTATGGTCCATGTTTGTTCGTTGTCATTAGATTGATAAAGCGCCCCTCCTGGCCAACTGGAGGCATACCCAGACATGGCCACGGCATAAGCGGCTTCGTTATCAGTATTCCTGATCATAGGAATATCCAAAAGAGCAATTATCGCGTCCCCGTACAGCGGGATTGTTGAAGACGCAACGGACCCGGCATCCCCCAGCGAGTCAGATTGAACATAATCAGCTGCTGCATTCGCTCGTGATAAGCACTCGATTCGACCATCTGCAAGATAGCTCATGTCTCGCAAAATGACCTCGAATGACCCGTAGTCCGTCGTCAGGGTAATAACGTCTGATGGCTGTAAGTCGATATGTGCAGGGCTTAGTGTATGCTGATAATCATAACGTTCTGTCCATGCCATATTAAACATGACATTGGCCGCAGCAGCAGCCTCGTTAGGAGAGAAAACTACTGGTAGATCCACTTCCTGCACTTGGACAGATCCTGAGCTTTTACGCTCAACACTTGGCTGCTCATTAATCTCATGCTCTCGATTTGAATCGATATATTTTAGCAGTATTTTGCTTGGAAGTTGCGAGTCCATTTCTCTTGATTGTTTAAGTTGTACGCCTGATTGATCGCCTTGTTTTTTCGCGTCAAGATCGTCAGATGTAATGGTTCTGATCGAGCTATTGCCACGCCTAACAGCTTTTATCTGATACCCATCAGCGATTAGATCAAATGGCCAAGCTGCTTGTAATGGCCCTATGCACCCACGAACTTGCTGAACCCCAGCCAGCCTGTACCCGCGAACAATATCGGACGAAAGGTCAGTAACGTTGATATCGCTTGCGTCGATCAATTCTGATCTGGTTAGCTCAGCTTGAACGACTGAAGATAGAGGGACGCCGGATTCACTGAAGCCGTTTAAATGAAGGTGATAAACCCTTGATGGGGTAGCAGCATTTAGGCCGTTCTCAAAAATTGACAAAATCCCATAGCGCACACTAATACAGCCGCCCCTGGCCGCGTTGTAATAAATGCCAGCAACATCTATTCTATTAATCTCTGTCTGCGACTCAATATCAATGATCAATAATTCAGCTGACGATGATGAATACACATAAAAAACACCGCTATCGACACAGCACCAGGTTCGCTGTGAGGTTAAGACGGTAATATCCCCGCTTGTAGGCCAGACGGAAGGCAAAGAAAAGGTATCTAAAACAGTTAAGTTTGATGTGGAAAATGTAGTTACTGTCAGTCCGTCGTCCTCGATTCCGACAATTGTCGATTCATCAAAAAGCGCAAGAACATAATAATCGGGGATCTGATCCGCAAAACTTAATATCTCGCTCGTGTAACTGTATATCCTTGCAGAAAGCCCGCCCGAAAATTCTTGATGAAAAAGAACAAAGGTATCGTCTATTTTATTAATGTATCGAAAAGCATTGCCGACAATTGGGAATGAGAATTCTTGGCCATTACAAAAAATCTTTCCGGATTTTGTGGAGGCCCATGAACTAATATCAGTATAGCCGTCTATAGCGTCTCCGTAGGTGCTTATAGGCCCGATTCTAGGCTTTATAATAGCTCCGTAAGGGAGTATTTTATTCAGAACCATTTTTTGTTCTTCGAGGTTCTTTGTAAGAACCCATGACGACCCATCGCTATTAAGCGGGGATGTGCATCCCGTTATTCCTACAGATGAGGTTGATGGCCCGTCAGCATACTTTGTTGACAGTAGTACCAATCCAGTAGGGACAATATCACCAACAATTAATTCAACTTTTACTTGTGCGCCAAGCAGTGAGTTCCCGTATTTTTTCAATGGCAGGTCGTACAACATGATATAACATGTTCCGCGAAACGCTGGAGCATTGCCGACGCCTAATTCTGCCTCAATCCTTGCGTCAGGAAGCTGATCATCTGTGCCTGGATAGATCTTGAATTTAACCCCATTGTTGCCAGATATTGTAGAGCCGCCGCCAGAAATAGGGAGGTCCAAACCAAACGCTGTTCCTACTGTCGATTTATTGCTTGCAACAATTGTTTCGAGATTGCTCGACTCTCCGTTATAAACTAAATCAGAGCCTATCCAGATCTTTCCTATAGCTTTTATTCCGTCCGCCGGGACGTCAGCCAGCGCAATTCCAAACGTTGCTGAATAGGTGTACGTTGTAACTGTTGATGATCCACCTCCACCGCCCTTACCTCCCTGCTTTTTCTTTGAGATGGTTTCTTTTAGCCTATTGTTTTCAAGATAAATAACTGTACCAACAGAGGCAAATCTTCCGTGCCCTCTGAGTAGTGGCGTCCCGTATTGAACGCCCTGAACAGTAGAGTCCTGAAGCCTTGGCCCTCGGACAGATGGGCCTTTGGGGGGGTCGACAATTCCGCCAAGCCCCGCACCAATCGCCGCGCCCTGAATCGCCCCAACAGGATTAAAGCCGCTCGCAACATAACCAACAACAGCGCCAACAATCGACCCGACCCACTGACCTGCTGTTTTATCACCACTCATACGCTAATAATCCTGTATGCGTTCGTGATTCGCTTTGACCATAGATTATCAAGTGAATGCTCTACCACCCTACCTATTTCGGAGTAAGAATGTATCATTGTGCTGCCGGTATAAATCGCTACGTGTTGCGGCTCTCTTAAAAAACGCATTAACAAAACATCCCCGCGCTGAATGGTTTTTTTATCAATTTCTTCAAGTGCGGGCTGGCTATCTAAAATAGATTTAATCAGTCCGCGATAAGGAAGCCTCGGATAGCCCTTTTCGTCTATGAACGGAAGTTCTAAAGACTTAAGTATGTGAACCAAAACACCAGCGCAATCAATACCAACACCGACAACACGCCCCTGATGGTGAAATGGTGTACCCATACATTCAGTTGCGGCTTGAACAATTAAATCACGCATCGCCAGTACCAAATTTACCATAGACTGACTGAGTTGGAACGCGATCAAAGCCGCCATGATTGATGCCGTTGCTGAATTTTGCAATGCAATCTTCTGTTCTTCTTCCTCTGCATCCCGGAACCATTTCGTAAGTGTCTCCAACCTGGATCTCATAAGGAAATGGCTGGAATGTGGTGATAGTTCCGGCTGCTGTTAGAGGTGACGTTATGCCGATATAGGTTTTGATTTCTTCGCTGAGCAAGCCGCTATTATTACCACTGGTAAAGCGAATGGACCCCGCTCCAAAATAATCATCGACCTCAGTTCTAGCACTATCCCTAAACGTAGACTTATCAGTAACTCCCGTTACCGTACCCGTAACTTTATAAGAGGCCAGTGCAGGACCATCAGAGGAGGCCCTCGGCCCAGTGCACCGGCTGCGGACCCATGGCACAGTTACACCATCAAGCGTTTCGTCAAATAGCGTCCACCGGCAAATAGGCTCGATATTAGAGCCGGTGCTTTGATTAACCGCGTCAATCAACCCCATAAATTCAAGGATATAGCGATCATCTTCAATCTTTGATCGGCCCATTAAAAACTTACCCAGCGGCTCCTCATCTTCAACCGGGTTAGCCCATGAAGTGGCAAATAAATATGCTTTCGCATTATCCCACACTCTTGCCGCTACATCAGTTCTTGAAAGCTCTCCGATAGCGCTTGAGACGATACCCTGAAAATCTACAACAGGTGGCGTCATCGTCGCATTCATTGAGATATTGCTAAACTCATTTGCTGTAGCAGTTAAGTATTCAACTGTAGAAACCGGACTATCATTGCTGACCATCGTCAATGGATGTGGGTACTGAACAAAGCGAGAAATATTAACCCCGTCAATAGCCTCAATGCGAACAGCAAAGATACGGGTTTGATAATCAGCGACGACTGACTTCATGGATTTAAAATCTCCAAAAGCTGGATACCAACACTCATATAAACATCGGCTGAATTGCGAAAGCGATAAGACAGGCCGGACAAGTCTGTTTCAAACCTGACCGGGATATCAAAATAACATCCACATGTAACGGTTTCGTTTGTTTGTGGGCGGGTGTTAATAGTGCCTGAAATTGGCGAAGAAGTATAAGCGGTGAATGCAGAAGAGTTTATATCAACAGTAATGGTTGACGCAGTGATGCTTTGAATTGTCCCGCGAAGCCCGTTTATTTCCGTCATGCCTGTGACGCCGGAAATATGAACAGATCCTCCAGCTATTAGCGTGTGGGTGCCAATCTCTATAACAGCATTAGCCGCTTGGGAGATGCTGACAATCGGATAGCTGACATTTGCAGCAAAAGTAATAATACCTGTAGTTTCATCAACTGCCCATGCATTAGGTACCGCGCCAGCAGAGGGGACTTGATTGTCATTTAAGCCGTCATCCGTAATGCCGACAAGCATTGATCCGGTTGTTGGTTTTTTTATTCTGCGTCGAGTGGATGATGTTACTCCCTCGGCCCCGTACCACAACACAGACTGATAAACGCCGGTAGATAATTCGATGCACTGTTGATCATTAAACAGTGGCACTCCAGTGTTTGAATTTGTAGAAAAATGGCTTGGATGCTTAAACCTGAAACCGCCAAACCGTCCGCCACTCCTCTTGTACAAGTCCTCGATATATTGGAGGACGTATGTTTCTGTCTTGTTGTTAAAATCAAGATCTATTGATAGCTTAGGGTATGGATGATTTAATTTTCTGTACTCATCACCTGAAAAAGTCTCAGTAATCTCAACAGAAAACATCTCGGAAATCGAACTGCCGAAACTCCACTCCTCGTCTAGGCGCTCTTCAATAAATGACATTAGCTATATCTCCGTGCGCCGTCTATGTTTCTTGCCAATTCTCTACCAGCAACGCCAGACGCTCGCTTAGCTTCCTGAGCATTATTGATCCCTGGAAATGACATCGTAATATTTCCTATTTGAGTTCCGCCACCCATTTCGTCGGCTGGGATTATACTACCTGCAACATTTGGAACAAACATCTCAGGACCCTTCTCACCTACCGGATACTTCATGCCAGGCGATACCGGCCCACCCCATGCACGGGCACCACCCTGGAAGAGAGCGCCAGCAGCGGCAACTGTTGAGTTTCCAGAAGCGGACGCTAAGCCTCCGAGATAATCAAAGATCTGCGCGGCTGCGGCCTCAGCTGCCATTCTTTGAAGTATTCCAACAAAGTTTTGTAGCATCCCGTCAAGTCCATCTTCAAAAGGATCAAACAGAAAATCAGCAAATGCGTCCTGCATATTTCTGGCGGCCTGCTTAGCGTACTCTGACATCTCGTCAACTGTTTCATTAGCCTCTTCAAAGCGGGCAGCAAGTTCGCCAGCAACTTTTGCGGCCTCACCTTGTGTTATATTCCCAAGTTCAACGGCTTCAGCTAGAGTCCTGTATTTCCCTTGTAGTTCTTCGACGGCTTGTTGCTCAGACGTCAGCGAGTCTATGCGGATTTGCTCTACCTCTCTTGCAAGACTGCTCTCTTTTGCCATCATTTCAAACTTAGCGCTCTCTAAAGGGATCGATGGTGATGCCGTTGATGTTGTTTTATTGGGCTCTATAAGAGGGGTGGTGGCGGTTGGTGCAGAGGAGGGGCCAGAGGCCAGCAATGGCTTTTTGAAGTAGCTATCACGTAAATCAATGAGCTTATTAAGTTCTTTTTCAGCGTCTTCGATTTGTTTTGTGTATGCGTTATAAACATCTGGAGCAGATGCCTTGCCGTCTTCATTTAAGAGTTTAGCGGAAGCTTTGTCCAGCTGATCGATAGTGGCCTGAAGCTGAGCTATCCTGTCATTGATTCTACCGACATCCGCCGGCCCATTAGTTTTTGCTGCGAACTCCTCGGCCAATGTTCTTGTTAATGTGATGACTTCCCTGATAACTTTAGCGACGCCAGCCATCCCGTCTATAATTGAGCTGGTAAGCGCTGAAGCGGCCTTTATAGTCTGAGGGTCTTGGAGAAGTGCTGTAAACTCCTCAAGCGATTTTTTTGCCTCATTTAAGCCTGACTCGCCCTCCAGCAGATCGCCGAACGCATTATTAAGAGATGTCAGCGCTCCGCCGAACGTGTCTCTAGCAGCCCTGGCTGATCCGCCAAACTGTGTTTCCAGCTCTTTTAATATGATATTTTGAGCGTCAGCCAGTCTCCCAGTCTCGGCCAATGATTTTATAACGGCCTTTTGATCCTTTGAAAACTGTATTCCTGACCTTGAAAGCGCGCCAAGGTTGGCAACTGGATCATTTAGCGCTTTACCGAGCTGCACGACAGAGGATTTTAAATCTTGTCCCATTCGAACAGATAAATTGGCCGCAGCTTCAGTTGTTTTGTTGAACTGCTCACCGGCAATGTTGGTAAATGTTAATAGCTGTGCCTGAGCCTCGATAAATTGCTCATCGCCAAATATTGTGACGCCCTGAAGCTCTTCAGCTTTCGCGACCATTTGCTCAACAGTCTGCCCTACAACTCCGCCAGTTGTTCTGTAACCCTGTTCAAGCTGCGCTAACGCCTGCTCTTGCTTGATTGACGCGCTAACAACCGATCTGGTCAGCTTTGCCAGCGCAAGCCCACCTAGAGCCGCCTGAATGCCAGTTCCTAGACTTTTAAACGACTTTCTTACAAGCTTGACAGATGAAGCCGTATTTTTCTCAAATCGAGATATTTTCTTTTGCGCGCTATTAAGATTTGTACTTAGCTTGCTTATCTCAGCTTCAAGCTTGACAATAATTTTTGATTCATCAGTAGCCATAAATCACTTCTTTTTCGATCGCAAAAAGGTAATGAACGACTTCGCGTTATCTTCGCGTTGCAGCTCTGGGTTTTTGTACATAAAAGCTTTTAATTCAGGGGGACGCCTTCCTTTCTTTGTGTGGGCCGAGCAGAAGATTTGAGACTGTACTGCCATGTGCCAGTTATCCCGAACAGTTCCGAACGGCTCTATCTGGTCATAAGCCATTATTGAAATAATGTCAGAATACGGCCATGTCCTTACCTCATGCGGGGCAAACCCAAGCTCTACAGCAATCTTTATAATGTATTGCTCGAATGGATTTGCCTTTAGTCCTTTACCGCGTCAGTAACTGCGTCCTGCTTATAGCCAGACACCTCCATAATCTTATCGCCAAGCTTTACCATCATTTTAAATGACATGTGTTTTTTGATTCGGCGTGGAGGCCAAAAAATGGAATGAAAGGCAGGACAGCAAAGCTTGATAAGAGAAGCATATAGCAGCATCTCATCCTTGCTTTTCTTTGCCATTTCTCCAAACTTCATAGCCTGATCAACAGTCATACTCATAACTTCGACCGGCTTCTCAACACCGTCTATTTGTATCTCGACGGTATTGAAGCCTGCACTAATTAAATCTTTCGCGTTGGCAGCCATTAGCTAATAGCAACTCCACCAGTGATTTTGAAGTTAAAGTTTATGGATTCTTTCGATCCAACCCCAGGGGAGATAGACCAGCCAAGAATAACCACGTCGCAACGATAGGTGCGGACAGTGTTTGGGGATTTGCTGGTATCCGTTTCCGTGATGCGCATTGTGCGAGTCAAGCCTTTCAGCGCGATAATGGAATCGTGGTAATTGGGTGATGCGTGAATCCTGTTACATGCCAGCGTAAACTCGTCACCATCTGCCAAGCCGCCGATATACTCTCGGCTGGTGCTTTGAAAATGGGTAACGTCTTCAAGAGGCGTTGATTCACCGAAATTCGGAAAATCATTAGGCTCAGGAACAGTGATAAATACTTCGGGTGAAACGGTAGAAGCATTCAAGTTCATTTCAACAAGAATGTTTGATAAAAAAGCATTAGTGCTCATGGTATTTCTCCAAATTTACAAGTTTTATTCATAACTCAGGGTGATAAAAACGGAATGGCTGTGAAGCTCTGGGCCAGCATCAAAGCCACCGCCGCCATTATTTGCTTCAATGTATGCGACACGGTGAACAGCATTAGGGGAGATGGCGGTATCAACCATAGGGCCTGAAAAGTTATCCAGTAACGCAACTAAACTGCTTGCAACTTGGGCTGCATACTTAGGGCCACCACCAGATAAATCAGTGAAAACGGATATTTCATACTCCTGATCTTTTAAGCCAGTGTGAATGGCTCCGTTGCGCCAATATCTGTCGCCGGAGTCTCCGTTATCATCTATCACAATACAGGGCTGTGAATTTAAAGGAGCCTGCCCGATATAAACCGAAAGCGATATATTGCTACGCAAAAAACTGGCAAGGGCATCATTAATCATCGTTTAGCCCTTTCAATTCTAGCCAGAATGTTCCGTCTGAAATTTGCTGAAACCTGGTTGCCATGCGTGCGATCAGCGCGACCTAGCCATGACTTTCCGGGTATGCCCTTAAATCCTGTTTCAATCAGCTTTCCATACCAAGCCTCTTTTCTTGCTGCGAGCGAGTAGCCGATATGTTCTTTGCTTCTGAGTTTCATTTTGCGAAGTTTTATATTTCTCTTCAAAAAGCCTGGCGCTACCAACCTGCCCTTATACGTCCTATGAGTTTTTTTGCCTTGCGGGGCGTTGGCTCTTGCCTCTTTCATCATAGGGATCATGGCAGCCCTTGCCGCCTGAGCAACAATTTTAGGCTGTATTGATTTATCAATAGCCTTTAGCCTGCGCTGAAGATCGCGAACCCCAACAACTTCGCCGGTCACTGTCTCACCACACACATACAGATCAACTCTCTGTGCTCATTGCTAGGGTCTATAATGTCTTCAATATCATAGATAGTCTGAGGGCTCGTTCTGTTATCAACTAATTGATACTGGTTCTTTAAAATTCCCTTCGCATAACGAAAACGAATTCTGACTTTTTGGCTTGCCTGCTCTCCTGCTTGTGAAAAATACTCTCTTCCATTTAATGGCTCTATTGAGCATCTTCTCACCGCGATAGTGCTCCATGTGCCTACCTGCTGCCCGTAGCTGTCGACGGCCGGAGGTGACTGGATGGTAACCTTGTCGCGCAATCTTCCTGATCTTATCCCGCTCATTGCACATACACACGGTGCGGCGCAATGGCACAATCAAAAGCAGGGTTAGAATAGACCTGTACATCCCCCTGCGATTCTCTCCCTCGGTCATATTCTGCAACCAGCATTAGAATGGCCTGCTTTAGAGATGCAGGGATATCAACTGTTAAATCAATGCTACTTTCTGGGGATCCTTGCGTGTAGTACCCAGTCCAATAATCAATCCAAACAGCATTGGTTTCTGACCTGTGACTTGGCCACACCTGCCCATATGCAAGACGAAGAAAAGGTTCTGCGGCATCAAACGTATAAATTGATGAGCTCAGTGTCTGTGTTGCACCATCACCGTCAATGTACTGAACCTGATCGATGACCTGAACTGGTCCATTAGGTAGATACGTAGTGCTGTAAAAGCCGTCCAGATAGAGCCGCTTTTTTTGTCTAACAAGCGACAACCCTGTGACTCTCTGCACATGATCTGTTGCTGACTCAATAAACCGATCGATTAAAGCGTCATCATCTGAATACTCAATAACAGCTTGCGCCTTTGCTTCTTCAATAGAAACTGGATGCTCAATGGGCTTTGTCAGTGTTTTTACTTTAGGAAATGAGGCCATAGCTCTCCGCGCTCTATTTCGTCAAATGTCCAATTGTGCCAGGACAAGGATTTTATCCAGTGTTCGCGATCTGGATTTACAGAAAATGATAATGGCTTAACCGGGCTATAATCATCGTTAGTGACAACGCGTAAACCAGCAATTGCCGCGTCAACAAGCGCTGTAGATCTTCCGCCCACTGCTATTTGATGCCGGGCAAGACATTCAGAAAGTGTTTCGCTTTGCTTGACTTCTGATGGATGCCGCCTGACCGTAGCGCCGCTAAGCTCGAAAAGCGTGTTGTAATCACACAGAACAACCGTTTTGTTGCCCGTCTTTAACGGGGATAGTGGTGGATGCGATCTACCACCCTTGCCTGACCAGTTAAACTCTTTCTCTCCACGGCTAATCCAATGGAATGAAACCGCGCCAGGATCGCCCCAGTAGGCTCTATCGACATACAGGCATCGATGGTGCCCGTGATGCTGCTTTGCCCAGTGCGGGCCTAAAACAACTGTTAAATCGTCACTCTCTTTAGGGTTGTTGGTAATGCGTGCATCAATGCCGAAATCGGACAGGCTACCTGTAATGGCCGCCCCGTATCGCAACTGCCAGCTAAGCGACGGATTGACGTGGACGACTGCGCGCATCTTTTACCCACTGATCATTAACATCTGAAGGTTTTGGTAAACCATGAAAGCATACTACCCTCGCATCATGTGGAAGCGACTGACGGCTGTGATACTTGTAAGAGTAGATATGCTTCATTTCCACTACGCGAACAATGTATCGAGGCTCATCGTCATCAATGTTGGTGATATCAAGACCGTCACCAGGAGCCCCCAGAAAATACGAAATGAATTCTTGATCACCCCACAACCTTAAGTCTCCGTACCATCCATAATTTCCACCGGACGGATCACTTAATAGCTCAGGCTGAAAGGCATCACTTAATACGGAGTAATCATCACCCCAGGCCATTACCGACGACTGACAGCCACCATGTCCTGACTGAGCCCAGTTTTTTGGCATCGAAAGCTTTTTAGATACTAGTTCGTCAATATTTCCAGTGATAACAACGTCTAAATCGAAATATAGGTGCTGGCCTTCTGTGGCAATTTCAAATAATTCCAGCTTTGACCACCAGCCAGGCCAGTCATGCTTGCTTAGAACGCTGTATACGCCGGGAATAATCCGGTCTGCGAGACATTTGAATTGATAGGGTTGTTTAATGTTGTTAGCAACCATTCTCTGCAATATCCAGACATCTTCGTCGCTGTACTTGTCACCAACGCATACACACCAGACTGTCAGCATTTAGGTCCCTACTCCCTACGCATCAAAAGAGCGCCAAAAAATGAGGCTTTGTACTTTTCCTCATCATATCCAATATAAATAAAGCCAGACCAAAAAAGGTATAAAACAAAAAGTACGGTTAGAAATAAAATCATAATGTCACCAAAATTAATTACGCACTAAAACAAGATCATTATGGTACTTTGCCACCTGATGATATCCCAAGGAAACGACAAATTCCTCAGCCTTCTTCGCAAGCTCTTTCATGTGCGGCAATTGCTTGTTTTCGATCACAACAACCGGCTTAAACTTGCTTATCGTACCTACCGCGCCCGCCAGAGCCTCTAGTTCAGAACCCTCAACATCAAGCATGATTAAATCGCATCGGGATAAATTCATATCGTCGATAGCCACTTGAAGGATGTCAGTGCCTGGAACCGTGTACCATGCTCCAGCATTTCCTTTTTCAAAGTCATCTCTACGCATATCTACAGCACTTGTTTTTCTGCCTAATGCGCCAAAATTAGCCTCTATATTGTCAAATCTCTCACAATTAGCCAATAAACACTCATAATTATCTAAAACAGGCTCAAAAGTGATAACTTCATCAAAAAAGCCAGCCAACCTAGCAGGCCATATGCCGCATGCACCGCCCGCCTGAATCGCAAGGCCAAAATGTTCTACGTGTGACATTGCTTGATCTACATCAACAATCCAGTCATTAACTTGCTGGAGCTTGATGTCATCCATGGGCCAGTGAAGCGTATCACCGGCATACCAGTCGAACGGGTTTAACAAAGTTTGCATAAATCTCCCACTGGGAAGCATTGCAAAGCACTGCCTGGAGTGCAATTTATAATCCGTGGTAACCCGCTCTGTTTGGCCACTGATTCGTAATACTGAAACAATCCCCAATCTTTCGGATTCCCTGTTTTAACTCTTGGCTTATCGAAATTCGAAAACTTCCGTATCCGCTTGGGATATTCGCCTCTATTAGCGCTTAAGCCGTTAAAATAATGTCTCTGATGCCCATTATAGTTCATATCGTAACCAACTAACAGAATAAGGTCACAACCGTAATGAGCGGCCAAATTTAACGCTTGGAATCCGCTGCTATGTCCATAATGGATGTATGACGGGTCAGTCGATAACCCGGCACCCCAGCGGCCCTCTATGTAATGATAATTATACCTGTCGCAAATAGATCTGTCCCAGTGCCAGCAATCAGCATCAAGCAATACCGGGCTGTACTCATCATGCCAGGAAGGATCGCACGCAATCCAGACATCTAAATCAAAATCGTTGAACGTGTTATTACTGCCGAAAAGTACCGCACCGCTATTTTTAGCTGCAGTAACCGCCTCTATGTCGAGACTCGGCCCTGTGCCGATAATGACTGCAGTACGGCCTCTAAATCTTGCCTCTTGAAACATTTTAGAGCTGTCTGACGCGTACAATTAATCACCTCGACGCCTTCCGCCGCCAACTCTTTGGCTAGAGGATCAAATTTAGGAATAATACTATTAAAATCAGGGCCGTTGGCCAGACCGGAAGGATGGTCGCCAAAAAAATGGGCCTCACCTCCTGTCTTTTGCATGTCATATCCTAGCAGGACTATTAGACTCGCACCCCATAAATAAGCCAAATTAATAGCCTGATAACCCGAATTGCTCGCATAGTGAATAACATCACTACCAAGCCCTACGCTATCACGCCCATATACAATATTTAGCTCATGCTTTTTGGCCGCATTAAAATGCAACTTATCATTTTCTTTCTGCTTTTCGCAGTTCTGTATCCATTTTTTTCCAATGAAATTGTCGCTGACATCGGCAATATTCTGATCCCACCACTTTGCATCGCAAGCATACAAGTGATCAGCCCAAGGCACTAACAAGTACGCGTTATTGACCGCTATGACTTGCCCATAGCCTTTGATTTTCTCGCAATCTTCTTTTGTAAGGCTCGGTCCTGTCGCGAGACAAAAGATTGTTGTTCCGGCTTTTTTTTTACTGGCTCAAGGATGGCTGCCGGCTCTCTGTGCTCTATTCTTTGACCCTCAACAACATCAGCAACGCCGATATCGACTAAATGAGCCAGGTATTCAACGGGATATTTATCAATCCCAATTCTTGCATTTCGCTCCAGCTCACCGAATGGTCCTGTTGCCCTTGCTGTCATTCGTACAATCATTTTTACTCCAAAAAAAGCCCCTCCGAGAAGGGGCGCATATTTCAATGCAGCTTAAAGAAGAGCACCACCTACAATCGCGCTTGAACGCTCAATCGCAAGCGCCAGCCGCTCCTCAATACGAACAGTGACCATGTTTTTTGCAAAGTTGGTATCGTGATGCTCTGACATTGCAATCGTGGCATCTGCGCGATCCCACAACATACCCAGTTGATACTGATCAATAACCAGGAACCGACCGGCGGTCATGGTATTGGTAACAACAACAGGAAGACCCCACAAAGATGCACCCAAACGAGAGCCTGGATCACCATAAATGTAACGGTCATCAGTACCAGCGTTCACTTTCAGCAATTCAATCGCAGCCCAGTCAATAGGGCTAAGAATAATAGCTGTCGGCAGGTAGTTAGCAACTTGCAGCTGTGTTACCGCATCACGAATCAGGTCAAGGTTGTTAGTAACAACGGTCGGGGATTGCGTAGCAGCATAAGCCGTTTTTGCCGTCCACAAACCATTCAAATTACCATTCGCACCCGTACCGTTCAGCAGCTGATCATCTTCTTCAAGACGAAGCCCGTACATACCACGGTTATTGATATAACCGGCAAGCATAGGCGCGTCATCAAGAACCTGCTTTGACACGTTAAACAAATGCGCCAGGGTTTCAACAGCTACTGTTGAGCTGGTGAACGTGATGTCAGACGTAGGCTTGACCACATTTTCACGCGCTTCAGGAGACCCGCCAATTTGCGGTCCTGCGTTGTTAGTGAAAACATTTTCTTTAGCAATGTAGATCGTATTGCTGTTGGTGCGGCCAACACTCAAAACATCACGTATCCTGAGCACGCGGTTTGGCTCGTGGACAATGCCAGGAGTGCGCATTTCAGGAACTAGAGGATTACCTGTGCCAGGTGCGGCGTTAATAATCGCTTTCAGTTCCATCGATGCCTTGGGTACTTCACCATTTTTGAACGCCTCGATTGACTTGTGCTCAGAGAACATTTCGCCAATTGATTTGTGCTCGACTTCTTCAGCTCGTGCAAAACCCTTCTGTTCAATTTCGTGAAGCTTGTCGCCAAGCTCTGTACATTGCGCACTCAGCGTATTAATCGCGTTTTTGTGCTCTTCTGCCAGGCCTTTGGTGCTTTCAGAAGTTTTATGGTTTACTTCCTCAATGTATCCTTTGAGTTCGTTGTGTTTTTCGGCCAAGGCCGCTTCAATTTTTGCAAAATCCAGTGCTTCGCTCATGGCTAGGCTCCTATAAATTAGATATGATCGACAATAATTTGTCAGTTGAATGGTCTACTTCTATACGGGTTTTTAGCTCGTTTAACTCTTCCTCAAATACTTTTTCAGACTCACTCCGAACAAGCGATTTAAGATGGCCAACGAACAGGGTAGCCATTGACTTCGATAGTATCCCTGACTCTCTCAGGAATGCTTCGGCGTCTTTCATTGATGAAATCGTCTCTATTTCTGATTTGAATGACGTAACCTCCGCCCCGACTTCCATCGGATTAGCCGTGATACTGATTTCAAATACATCAACAGACTTTAATATTCTTCCGCCAGGCTTTCTTTCAATGACAGAGTTCGATGGAACCCAGCCGATAGACAGCCCTTTGATTGTTTCGTGCTTAAATGAAGCTCTGATATCGGAGGCAATGCTATGACCCTTTGTTAGCTCTCCAGCAACTACAAAGCCCCTGGAATCCTCTTCTACATGAGTCCACTTGCCGGGAGTGGTATGCCTAAGATGCTCATAGCGCATAAATATACCGCCAGCGCCTTTCTGCTCAATACAAGACTTAAATGCGCCCGGTAGAACAGTGTCCCCGATTTGATCTTCGGAATTAAAAACCGAGGCATAACCCTCGAATGACCAGTTGTCTTTTCCTTCAGCGAATTTGAATTCGCACAGATCAGAGGGGGTTATCAGTTGGCTTATCATCTACTTTCTCCAAATCGTCTAACTCTGTAAGATTGACTTGAACGGTTAGTTCATCGCCACCATCAACCCTGGGTAATCTTAGTTTTTTGCGGCCTTCATTGCGCGTCATCAAGCCGTTCTGAGACATTTGAGACAAGAAGGAAGCTTTGGCCATTGAGTCCATCCGAATGAAATCGTCCTCATCATGATCAACAATAACTTTGCCTCTCTGACCGATTGGTACAAGAGCATCCATTAAGGATTGCTCCCATTCTTCTAAATAAGAGTTCAGTGTGAACGTCAGGAAAGACAGCTGTTGCTGTTCGAATGATGCTGGCCATGCACTGCTTGCGCTACTTCCAGCACCGATTAAAACGGCAGGGACACCGAAAAACCTGGCTATGTCTGATTGCTGAAACTCTCTTGACTCCAGCATTTGCATTGTATTGGGGTCGTGGAGGATCTTCTGGTAGCTAGTCCCGCCCTCCAGAACCCATAATCTATTCGCATTCTCCGCAGTGGCTGAAATACCCTCATAAATCTCTCTTAGCTGATCCCGCTGCTGTGGCGTTAGAAATTTATCAACAGTCAGAACGCCGCCAGGATTACCGCCATTGGCAAACTGCTTGGCCGCGTATTTATTCGCAGATACCGCAACGCCGTATGTATCTCTCGCAAAGTCCGACCGATTAAGTCCGACATTACCCTCAACACCCATACCCTTTAGATGTAAAATAGATTTATCAGACCAGACATGTACGCCTCGGTCGCCATGATAGTGATATGTCAATCCAAACTGGTCGCGATAAACAACCATTCGCGCGGGATGAAGCGGAGTAATAGCAACAACATCGCCACCCGATCCATAATCAATCTTTGCGTATGCGTTATTCCATAAAGCAAGCTGCATTGTCAAAGCTCTACGAAAATCACGGTGTTTCATATAAACATTCGGCTTATTGCGCCAAATTCTTGACAGAAAGTGGTTGTCTTCTAGATTTTTCCTGTCTTCTCCGCTAAGCCTGTACCAGTTTAACGGAAGCGATGAAACTGAATCAGTAATAATCTGAACGCAGGCCCAAACAGCCGATAGCTTCATTGCATCTTCATCAGCAACAGCGATCCCGGAGTCAGTTCTGTATGTACCCGGCCCTGTAGACTGCTCACCCTCTTCAGGGTTGGACATATCTTTGCCGAAAAAGCTAAAAAGCCTTGTAAATAATCTCATAACGCTACCGGGTTACTCAAGAAATCGTCAAAGCCGCCTGTCTCTTCAGATAGCCACCTGCCTTTTGCCATAATCAATGCAACCGGACCGTCAATTTTACAGCGCTTATCATTATCATTTTCCTTTCTCGGATAGATATTGTCTTTAGCGTCAACGCGCGACACAACATTACCCATCATCCATGTCATGCACCGATTGCCGTCGTGGTATAAATTGCCGTCCAATATGACGGCTTCCACTTCCTTCATCGGCGTAGACATATTTTTGATAGTCTGGTTGTAATTGACCACTGGTAGACCGCAATCCATTAGCCTGGTCATCATGTAATCAGCCTGCCAGTCATCGAATGCAATAGACCTTACGTCAAAATCTGAGCAAAGTATTTTAATCTGCTCTTCAATCAACGCTTGATCTGTCTTATTGCCATCCGTCAGGATAAGCTCGCCAGATAACGCAAAATTCTGATACTTGTCGTTCTCTTCCGCCGCAGACTCAGGTGCATAGAACCAACTCTTGGTATAAAACTCAGATCCCTGCTTGAACAATAAGTTGATAACAGCCACATCCTTCCTGGATGCAAGATCGATAGCCATGTGACACGGGGCTGACTTGAACTGCTCAAACTTATTGGGCTTGCTTTGCCGCTGCCAGGCTAACATGTTCATCCATGCTGTCTTGGCACCAACCCACTGATTGAGATGCTTGGTTCTAAAATGGTTCTGTTTGCTAGCGGACCGTCTAGCCTGATCGCGCTGCGCTCTTAAAAAATCACCCGATACCGAGATGTCAATATTCGGATTAGCTTTTAACAATGCATCGTCAGAGTCCCATTCATCATCTTCATCAGCAGAAAAGATAATCCCAAATAAGGAATCATCCTCAAACTCACCATTCAGCAAGCGTTCAACGTCGCGCTGCATCTCATGGCACGGGCCGGATAGGTTGGACCCAGCCGTTGATATCACAAGCATTAAGGGCTGTTCTCTTGCCCCCATACCTGTTTCCATTGTCTGATAGAGTTCATCACTATCATGCTCGTGATACTCATCAACAATAGCTAATGAAGGACTGGACCCATCACCAGGCTTCCCAATCAAAGGCTCAAAGCGAGATCCATTGGAAAGTATGCACATGTTCTTAGCGTTGACGTCAATGTCATAAAACTGCTTAAGCTCAGGCGTTCTCTCAACCATCAACTTAGCTGGCCTGAATACTTCCCATGCTTGCTTCTCAGTTGTCGCGCCGGAATAAATTTCAGCGCCAAATTCGTTGTCGGCGCAAAAACAGAAATTACCAATGCCAGCACCAAGCGCAGATTTACCATTCTTTCTTGCTATCAAATTAAACGCAGTCCTAAATCGTCTTGGACCGCCTTCTGACAACTTCCAGCCAAATAGATTGCATATGATAAATCTCTGCCAAGCCTGGAGTATTAGCGTCTCTTTCTTTGCCGCCCACTTTCCTTTCGTATGAGGCAGCAGCTCGATGAAATTACAAGCCTTCTCAGCAGCCTTTTCATCATAAAAAATATCATCTCTATCTAGGTCGCTTAAGAAGCGCTTGCAAGCCTGTATTACCAGGTGGCCAGCAACAATCTCCCCGTTGACAGCGCTTTGCGCATACCTTACAGCATCAGCCGAATGCTTTTGTTCAATGCTCCAGTTCGGCAAAGGGGTTGGCCTTCTTTGGTTTTTCAGTAATGAACTTTTGTCGATCAGCTGTCGTCATGCCGAACCTGGCAGACAGCCCGATCAAATGGGTATACTTACCGACTGGAAATTCCTTTGGGGATTCATCATATTCAGACATCAGGTTACAGAGAACCTTGAACATATGCCGGTCTGATGAAGTGAAAATACCATCAGGGGCTCCACGAAGAATTTCATGCCATAGAGATTTCGCCTCGTCGCTCATCATGTCGAACGGCTGGCCAATAGGCTCACCCGAATCAGCAACCTCTCCGCGATAGCGGTCCGGGTGCGTCTTGGTTGTGCCTTTGAGCTCTGCTACCGCTCTGGCTTGTGCGTGTCTGGCCATTTCCTCAAACCCTTAATTATGGTTAACTATAAATTAGTG